CGAGGATTGCAATCGTTCCCATCAGAGCCAGAGAATCTATAAAAATCCGGTTGATAAAATCCGCTTCCAGAACGTGAATGTCAAAATGCACGCCGAGCGGCTTCAGCAAGTTCTCAAGGTTGATCCTGGCTCGCACGAACTTCAGTCCTCGCGATTTCATGTTGTGAATCGGAGGAGACTGCAGCGCACGGCAGAATGTCGCGTTCATGTACAGCACGTCGCAGCGGCGTCCGTAATCAGCGAAGTATTCCAGACTGTCGATCAGGATGGCTGGCCCGGTCTTCACCACAACGTCGAATGAATCGATCTCTGGCCCTTTGCCGCGGCCGACAAGAATGGGAGCAGGGCCAACCAAAACCACACGTTTACCAGACAGGAATTCGTGGAACTTACTCATTCAGAACCCCACTGATGCCGCCAGCCTTTAAGAACGGCAGGATTCTTCTGATCGCTGCTTCCTGATCCGCTGTTAGCCCATCGGCCTGAATGTAGAACCCGCGATAGTTTGACAGCGGCACACCAGACAGATCATACGAACCATCCAAGTCTTCGACCCCATCGAGAAATATTCCGATGGCAACGCTGGCGAACGTCCATGTATTATCCAGATTACGAGTTCCGTCGAGAAAGTACGTTGTGTCAGGAGACCATAGTTCGACCAGATGCGGTGTGGTATTGGGAACCTGTAGCTTGATCCACTGCAGGATTGTATTGACGGAGTTACCACCAGCCCCCCCTGCCCGCTTTGCGTTGATGAGAATGCGTAGCTCGGCGTCCGTGAGCCCGTTCCGAAACACGCCATAGTTCCTGCCGAAGCGATCCAGATTGATCCCGGTGGCATTTTCCAGATTTGTCAGATCGAGAACGGTCTGCAGCGCATCGAGTGCGTCTTGCATGGCCTCCGCGATGACTTCCAGAATCTTTACGTTGTTTGAGGCCGCAGATTTATCGTAAAAGTCTGGAAGTTTGGCAATCAGGCTTTCGGCAGACAGTTCCATTAGCTTGAATAGACGATTGAAATCTGTGTGAAGTCGGTGATCGCTTTTTCTCGGACGGCAATCGCCACCACATCATACGTGCGGTCTCCTGTCTCGGTTCCGATTTTGGTCAGCGGTTCGACGATACCCGGTATAGACGAAGCTGCGATTTCGAAGAGCGTCGCCTGCAGCTTCCATGCGTAAACGTCTTCACCTACGTCGAGGCCTTCGCTCTCGATGCTGGACAGGTTCACGCCGCCGATGTAGTCAAGAAACCGCTGCTTTATTTCAGGCTCTGCTGTTTCTGCGTTGTACGTTGAATCGACAACCAGCGTCAGTAATACGAAGATCGGGACATCTGTCACGTGAGAATGCTTGATGAATTTTGTGTCACCGCTGGCGTCTGTGACCGGAGTGGTGATGGTTCCATGCGTACCGATGCCGGCAGACTTCGTTTCAAATATAGCCTCAGCAATCGCCAGATCGGTTGCGGTGCCGCGCGTCACGATTTCCACGGCCCCCGGTGGTATCCCATCGGCGTCTGTAGAGTTCCCGGTGTTCTCGAACCCTCTGACACGGGTTACGTTCGCAACGGCCGCCACAGCGTCTACGATGGCCTGTAAAGAGCTTGTGCGGTCCGCCTCACGATCCGTCAGGAGCCTTTCGCGGAAGTCTGCGTCGCTTTCTACATCAAGACCGCCAGTGGCAGTCGTAGTGTTTGAAACTGTATCGAGGCCAGATATGAAAACTGGAATAAAGCTGATCGCGGCAATAGGAGCGTTACCTGCTGAACCAGCAACAACAGCCTGCACCAGACCTTCGCCTTCGCCATACGCATCGAGCGTAACGTCGCTCATCAGCGCATACGCTCGTTTGTCTTCTGTCTCAAAGATCGAACCAGCTGTGATGATTGTTGTCGGGTCGCCAACGAATGAAACCGTCGCTCCGGCCTTCGTTGCTGCTCTCCGCAGTGTAGGTGACGCAGCCCGATCGAGCTGTACCCCAACGGCCGTCAGAATAAACAGCGAGTAATACACGTCTTCAACTGCCTGCCAGACGCTATCGAGCGCATCAGGATTGATCGCCGACAGAACACCAAGAATGCTCTCTGGCTCAGTCGACGGGATATACGGAACGCCACCGATCACCTCGGTAAACTTCGCGACAAACTTTGACTTAATATCCGCCGTCAGCTCATCGAGCGTCGGCCTCTGGAATCCGTTTTCTGTTACGCCCCACATTATATTGCCTCGCTTCCGTTCACGATACCTTCTGTCGACATCACAGTGTATGCAATCAGTGCAGTGCGGTCGCCGTCAGTTACCTTCAGGCTTACGTCGACAACGTCCGTGATGTATGAAACCCGCTTTATCGCTGCGGTGATTATGGAGATGACTTCGTTCCGGTTATAGTTCGACTTGAGCACGTTCACCCAATCGACTCCGCGTGTGATGTCTTTGTACCAGTTCCCTTTCCAAAGTGAAAGAGCATTCTGCACAATCTGCGTCAGCGCTTCTTTCCCGCGAATAACTGTGACGTTGGAATTTTTATCGAGAGCGATGTCGCCTGACGACGTGATCTGAAAATCTTTGATTGCCATTATACCGGAGGCCCAGACGAGCCACCTCCCGGCGTAACGCCTGTGTGGACATGGAGCTTCAGGCTTACGGTGCCGGCCACTACGTCCCCTGTGGCGCTCACATTGTCCGCTGTGATATCTCCGTCCACTTGGAAATCGCCCTGCACGCGCACACTCGAACCGTCAAACCAAATGTAGTTTGCACCTCGGCCGATCAGCAGACCGGATTTCGATGCAAACGCAGCTGGAACCGTCTGTCCTTTCTTCAGGACTCCGAAGCGCACGGTGCATGATGAAAACGAAAAACGGTTCTGCTTACTGTTCGCTCTGGCCAGCCCTACAGTGACCTCATCGATCGGCGACGCATAGCATGACACGGACACGAGATCGTTCTTCTTGTACTCGGGCCGGATGAAGCAGCCGTCGCCGGCGAAGATCATTTCAACCGGGACGTTGTTAATGTCGGGCGTGTTCATCACCGTCTTGGCTTCGGCAACATTATCCTGAACATAGGCGTACAGCTGCGGCCGGATGGTGGCCTGCATCTTCTCTTTGTCGAACGTGACGATCTTCGCCAGAAACGACATCTCGATCTGACCCATGCGGTCGTCGAGCCAAGCGTTGAGGGTGTCAGCCAAAAAGTTCATTGTCTCAGGAACGGGAAGTACGTCACCGGTTCTCCTTCAGGTGCGACCACGTATGTGCACTCGCCAGTGCTGTCTGCAAAAGAATAGTCTCCATCGATCACGCATCCGGTGACATTTTCTTGTCCGGTGTATCGCTTAATGAACGGAGCTTTTATCGTAACCCAATCACCGGGGAAGTAAACTCTCGGCAGGCCGAATAATGTTTTAGCCTGCCAATGAGACGCATTTACTCGAGACGGCGTTTCAATCAATCCTGTGTTCTCGCTCAAAACATCAGGAGCGCCAGCTCGTGGTGCCGCGATCATCGACCTGCACACATATAGCCCTTGTGGGTTTATCGTTATTGAAAACCCGTAAGATCGGCCAAGAGCCGGCAGGATGTCCTGTATTATGAATCTGCCGTTGTAGAATAATTTTGCTGATGTTCTGCCGGCAAATAGTTCTTCGGCGATTGCGTCACCTGATTCTATTTTGATGTTACCAGCTGCCGCCAGAACTTTGATGATATCTCCAAGACGTGTGCCAGCTGCAAACGTTCCAAAGTACCGAGACGCCTTCCCGTAAAGGTTTATTGCCTGCGCATCGAATAGCGTTACCGACAGGACTCTTCCGCCGCGAATCTTGTTGTCGTACATTTCATACGGGTAACCAGTGTAAATCAATGGCAGCGAATTCTTCAACTTGTTTGCATCGGCTCTGCGTTCAATCTGGACTTTTGAATATCCTGCGCGAATCTCTACCCGTGGTCGACCTTTGTATTTGTTTGGGCCTGCAATCGTCAGGCTGTTTACCACATTCTGGCTCGGATTTTCTATCTGTATATTGCAGTCATTAAACGGCCCGCTGGAAACATACGTTCGTTGAAAACTAAAATTCATAGAATAGCCCAACCGGTTGAACGGCTGCCGAAAAAATATCTCGCTGGTTGCGCTCAGCCCGAGCGTGTCAGCTTCCTGAAATACAGTCAGAACAGCCTGACGGAAACCATACCCGGTGACACCATATTCGCCAGCCATTATTCATTGATCGCGGTCGCCAGCACGACATCTTGGCCGAGCGTATTGCCGTCGATCTCCTTCGGTGCCGCAACGCCTTGGAGTACGTTGATGCTCAACGGAATGATTGCATCCTGAAACGGCGCGAGAATTGAGTCGATCACGTTCTGGCCATACGTCAGCTTATTGGAGAACAGGAACGTGTTGCCGTCCGCAGTGTAGAACTCAACCGTGAAAATCCCCGATTCATTTTTTCTGAACCTGCAGAGATACGATCCAGAAGAGAACGTGTAAATCTTATCGACCGGGATCACGTCAGCAGAGATGTCGAGTGATACTATGTCTGCCATATTACCTGAACGGATTCAGAAGAACCGAAGCAACACGCTTCAAAACCTTCAGACCGGTGCTGCTCCCGCTGGGTGGTTCACCGAGCGTCAAAAGATTTACGAAAGTAATCTGGAACCCTGCGCCATCGCCGAGATCGGCATTCGACAGCGCCTTGATGTTTTTTATCATGAATGTGGTGTCTGCATCGACGATCTTGCTTAGGGAGAACTTCGCGCCAGTGATCTTCACCGGGCTGGCATTGGTCGCCCATTTTGTGAGCAGGCGAAGTTTGCGTGTGATCTCGTCCTCGCCCAGATCAAAGAACTTGCTCGCAGCGGATACACCAGACTTCACGGCCGCAAATGCATTCGGGGCATTGGAATCATCCACCGCTCCGATGCAGTCGCACAGGGTCGTAATGACCATCATCAGCGAATCCATCCGAGCCTGCACTTGGGCTTCGTCATCCTTCGCCTTCGAGTTCGCCAAGTTCTCGGAGTTTATTTCTTGACCATGAGAGAGCCGACTTGCCACCCCAAAGCAGGTAGGAGATGTAACCGCAGTCGGAGGTGTCGTCTGCGTTGTCGTAATAGGTTTCTGCCCTT